AGCAGAGCAAATCCAACAAGAGACACAGCAACAACAAATGCAACAATTTGCACAGCAATCACTTGCAGACCCTCGAGTAGCCATTGAGCTTGGTAAAGCTAATGCCGATAATCCGCAAGGAATGATTGATGCTGTTAAACAAGTAACCAATCAACAATAGGATAAAATATGAATACACAACGAGTAGAAGTACAACCAGATAACAAAGAAATAACTTTGGAACAATCTGCTAAAGATTTAGGTATTAATGGTGTCAATGTAGGAGCAGAAGTTATTTCTGCAAATTCAGGAACACAAACAGTTATATCTCAACCAAAAAGTATAACTGAAAGTACAGAGCAAAAACCTGAATGGCTTCCTGAAAAGTTTAAATCAGCAGAAGAATTAGCAAAAGCATATTCAGAATTAGAAAAGAAATTTTCTTCAAATACTAAAGAAGTAAAAGAACAACCTAAAAATAAATCTGAAGAAGTTAAATCAGAGGGTTTTTCATTAGATAAATATAATGATGAATATGTAGAGCAAGGTGCTTTATCAGATAAGTCTTACCAAGAACTTTCTAAATTAGGATTAACCAAAGATATAGTTGATGGATATATTGAAGGCCAAAAATCTATAGCCCAAAGTTATCAAACTCAAATTTACAATGAAGTTGGTTCTCAAGAACAATATCAAGAACTAGTTGGTTGGGCTTCTCAAAATTTATCTGAACAAGAAGTATCAAGTTTTAATGACATTGTTTCTAATGGTTCAGTAGAAGCTATGAAACTAGCGGTCAGAGGACTAATGGCTACTGCTGGAATGAGTAAATCTAACCCACAAAAACAAGAACTTTTTGAAGGAGATAGTGATGTATTTTCTTCAGACGCATTTAGGTCAATCGCACAAGTTACTCAAGCTATGAACGACCCAAGATATGAAAAAGACCCAGCTTATAGAAAAGACGTAACAGATAGATTGGCTAAATCTACAATCCTATAAACAATGCGTGACTACAAAAGAGAATACGCAATTCGTACTAAAGAAGACAGAAACAACAGACAGAAACGAAGAATAGCTAGAAATCTAATGATTAAAAAATTAGGTATTAGTGCTGTCAAAGGTAAAGACGTAGACCATAAAGACGGAAACCCAAATAATAATTCTGTAAGTAATTTAAAAGTTATGTCTAAATCTAAAAATAGGTCTAAAAAATAATGTGGTGGAATATAGTTCCAACAGTTTTTAAAACTGGTGTAGAGATTTATAAAAACCATAAACAGTCTGAATTTTTAGAAAGTGAAGCTGAACGTAGATATTATGAACGTATGGCTAAAGGTGAGATTGAATATCAAAGAGATGTATCTGACCAACAAGACAAAACTTGGAAAGACGAATTTGTTTTAATTATAGTTTGTATTCCAATATTAGTTTTATCTTATGCAATCATTAGCGATGACGTTAATATTAGAACAAAGTTAGATTTATTCTTTGATTATTTTGGTAAGTTTCCTTCTTGGTATCAATGGTTAATCGTTGGTATCTTCGGTGCGATTTACGGATTAAAACCCACACTTGACGTATTTAAAAAATGAAAATTTTACAAATTTTAACAAGAATAAATTCTATATTAACAAAATTATTATGGAATTTAGAAAGTGAAAAAAGAGCTAAAAGAATTGTTAAATTTAAAAAAGTAATTACTAAAAGTAATAAGTTTAAGAAAAGATAATCACCATCTCTCATTAGAGAGGTGACCTAATGAAAATTCAAAAGGATTGCCTGATACGTCAGATAACTCTCTGAATAGGAAAGTACATTAGCTGAAACTAAATAAAAACAAACCAACAATAAAAAGGAGACATATAAAATGTCAAACGCAACAGCATCACGTCTGGGTCAAGTAAACTCGGCAGGTGATGTAAATTCGCTTTTCCTTAAAGTATTCTCTGGTGAAGTTTTATCAGCTTTTGAACGTGAAAATTTAATGCTGAATATGACTAACGTGAGAAGTATTACTTCAGGAAAGTCAGCACAGTTCCCAATTACAGGAACTATATCTTCTTCTTATCATACTATTGGTAACGAAATACTCGGTACTGCGGTTAATAAGAATGAGAAAGTAATAAATATCGATGATATGCTTTTAGCTAACGCATTTGTAGCTGAACTAGATGAACTTAAGAACCATTATGACGTTCGTTCAATCTATTCAAAAGAAATGGGTCAAGCATTAGCAAAAACTATTGATAAAAACATACTAAACCTAGTTGTATTAGCTTCTAGAGCTTCTACTGCCAACGTAACAGGCGGTAATATCGGTGACCAAATCATCGATGCAGACGCAAATACTAATGCAAGTTCATTAAAGGACAGCATTTTTGATGCTATACAAAAACTAGATGAAAATGACGTACCTTCTTCTGATAGGTTCATCGTTGTAAAACCAGACCAATATTATCAACTATTAAATTTAGACAGTGTTATGTCTAGAGATTTTAGTGCTAATGCTGGAGATAGAGCAAAAGGTTTTATTACTACTATCGGTGGAGTACCTCTTGTTAAATCAAATACAGCAGTGGCATCGTTCACTGACCAGTCAGCAGTATCAACTGCTGGAACAAACAACACTTACATTGGAAACTTTTCTACTGTTCAAGCTGTTGTGTTTCATAAACAAGCTGTAGGAACTGTAAAGTTAAAAGATTTAGTTCTTGAAACTACTTACGACCCTAGAAGACTTGGAACATTAATGACTGCGAGAATGGCACTTGGTCACGGAATATTAAGACCAGAGTGTGCAGTATCAATTAAACTTTCATAATTTAATTTAATTATAAAGTTAAAAATGGGGGAGATTAAGTTCTCCCCCTACAAAATTTTACTATGACAATCACAACTCGTACAACTGAATTAGAAGCTGTTAATACAATTCTTTCTACAGTAGGTGAAGCTCCATTAAATACTTTAACTGGAAGTTTACCTGTTGATGGAACAATGGCCAGAAATGTTTTAAATGAAATTAATAGAGAAGTTCAGTCACAAGGTTGGCATTTTAATACTCATTATAAAGCTACATTATCTAGAAATGCTGGTAATGAAATTCCTTTAGCTTCTAATGTTTTAAGAGTTGAATTAGACCCAAATAAATATTCAAAATCATCTCACGATATAGTTCAAAGAAATAATTTTATTTATAATCTTGCAAAAAACACAAATATTTTTGATACAGATTTTGAAGATGTTACAATAGTTTACCTTTTAGATTTTGCAGATATTCCTGAACAAGCAAAAAGATACATAACTATAAGAAGTGCTAGAGTGTTTCACGATAGAACTTTAGGTGCAACTACACTTCATAAATATTCACAAGAAGATGAAGCAAGAAGTTTAATTGTTCTTAAACAAGCTGAAGCATCAACTGGTGATTATACAATATTTGATAATCAATTAGGTGCATACACAGTAAGTAGAACTAACGTAATTTATTAAAATGGCACTAGTTAGCAAAACTATTCCTAACTTGGTGCAAGGTGTATCACAGCAACCTGAAGTATTAAGATTAGCTTCTCAATTTACTACTCAAGTAAATGGTTTTTCTAGTGTTGTTGAAGGTTTGAAAAAAAGACCACCAACAAATCATATTAAAAAGATTTCAACTACAGCATTAACTAATGCGTATGTTCACACAATAAATAGAGATTTAACTGAACGATATATCGTTGTTATTACTAATGGTTCTATAAGAGTTTTTGATACTTCTGGTACTGAAAAATCAGTTGTAATGCAAACTGGAGCTTCTGCTTATTTAACTTCATCAAATCCAAGAACAGAAATATCTTGTACTTCTATTGCTGATTATACTTTTGTTTTAAATAAAACAATTACAGCGACAATGTCTGCAACGACAAGTCCTGCTAAAATACAACAAGCTGTCTATACTTGTACTCAAGCAATTAATGGAATTAAATATTCTATCACAATAGATGGAACGACTTATAATACTACACTTGCAACAACAGGTTCAGTAACTACCGAACAAGTTAGAGATAATTTAAGAACAGCAATAGGAAGTCCAGCAGGATTTACTTTTGCTAATATTGGTAATTCTTCTTTTTCAATTATTAAAGCAAGTGCAACATTAAACGTATCTGCTTCAGATAGTTATGGAGATGAAGCATCTCAAGTTATTAAAGATACAGTAACAGATTTTAACGATTTACCACTTCCTGCAATTAATAATATGGTTGTAGAAGTAACAGGCGATGCCACAAATAAATTTGATAATTATTATGTAAAATTTATTGAAAGCTCTGGTGGTGATGGTGTTTGGGAAGAAACAGTTGCTCCAAATACTGTAATTGAAATAGATGAAACTAAAATGCCACACGTTCTAATTAGAACTGCTGATGGTAATTTTAGATTTACTCAATGTGATGATAGCCAATATACTATTTCAGCAGTTAATTACGATGTACCTGCTTGGGGTAATAGAGTTGCAGGAGATTTAACTTCTGCTCCTGACCCTAGTTTTATTGGTAGAAAAATAAATGAAATATTTTTTCATAGAAATAGATTAGGTTTTTTATCTGATGAAAATATTGTTATGTCTAGAAGTGGAGAATTTTTTCAATTTTTCCCAGAAACAGTTACACAAGTTTTAGATACAGACCCAATAGATGTTGCATCAACTCATTCTAAAGTTTCTATATTAAGACACGCAATATCGTTTGATGAAGAACTATTATTATTATCAGACCAAACACAATTTATATTAACAGGAGCTAACGTATTAACTCCAACCAATGTTGCAATAAATGTTACTACAGAATTTGAAAACGATAGAAATATAAAACCTATTAATGCTGGTTCAAATGTTATCTTCGGATTTCCAAAAGGTAATTATGTTGGCTTTAGAGAATATTTTATTTCTTCAGATACAGATGTAAAACAAGCAGAAGATATAACTGCTAATGTTCCTAAATTTATACCTAAAAACGTATTTAAAATAACTACAGCTACAAATGAAAATATTGTAGTTGCAATCACTTCTGATGAAGTAAACGCAATGTATGTTTATCAATATTATGTATCAGGTAATAAAAGACTACAAAGTGCTTGGCATAAATGGGTTGTAGGTACTTCTTCTAATACTACTATTTTAAATGCAGATTTTATTGAAAACACTTTATATTTAGTAATTCAAAGAGGAACAGACGTATTTATAGAAACAGTAGATATATCTCCAAATTTAACAGACACAGGAGCTTCATATCTTACTCATTTAGATAGAAAAATTCAGGAAAATTCTACAGGTGTTTCACGAAGTTATAATGCAGGTACAGACCAAACTACTATTACAATTCCATACGCAATTAAAAAT